GAAGAAACAATCAACACATTACCTTTACCTCTACGAGTTTGTTTTGCAATAACGTTAGCATCACGTTCGATTTGGAAAATCAAACCTTTGAAACGTTCAACAGACCAACGACCGTTAGAGTCTGTATCCAAGTCGAAGTAACCAGCAGTTGTAGTACCATACTGAGCGCCTGCAACAGCACATGTATAGATTGTACGGATAACTTCACGGTTAATTTCGGCCAAAATCTCAGTAGAAAGAATGTTAGACAATTCTGTTTCAGCATCCAAACCATGGATTGCTTTCAAGTCTTGTGCCAACTCTAATGAGTATTCAGCTTTCAATGCACGTGATTGAGCTGTAACAGTAACTTTCTCGATTGAGAAGGCCATTTGTTGGAAAGGCTGACCGCTATCTGAACCCAAGAATTCAGCAGTAGCTGTTGGCATGCCAATACCAGTTGTGAATGTATTAGATGTCTCGTCACGAACAGCAGAGTTAGCTGTATCTGTTGTGTTGTTACCAGCAAAACCGTATGGGTTTGCGCTAGAACTTGCACCAGTAAAGATTGTGTTAGCTTCGTTATAGAATGCCTCAGATGATGTACCACCTGTCATTGCATTGTACTTAGCACGCATTGCAAAGATAAGACCTGTAGGTCCAGTCATTGGCTGAACGCCAGCAATGTCATAAGCAATCAAGTTAGGCAATGAACGGCGAACCAAACTGATTAAGATTGGGTCGAAGTTAGAAACACCAGCACCAGTAACGTTTGTTGGACCGCTATCAGCTGTCTCATTCAAAGCTTGACGGTCTTGCTTCATAGCTTGGTGTTGATTCTCCAATACCAATGCTGTAACAGCACGCTTGTATGGATCTTTAATGGCTTCGAGTTCTGGATGCTCCAAAACTGGTGCCCATTTCGATTGTAGTTCTTCTGTCATGTACATTTAAAATGCTCCTTGTTTATTTTTTGGTAGGTTTATTTATTATTTTACCAAAGTCTGTGATATTGTTTTTGCGTATTGTCCAATTTCGGGGTCAAATGAAGCTGATTTTTTAGGTGCATCTTCAATAATGACCTCCTCATTGAGTGCAGCACTGCCACTATTATTCACTGGAGTTTGGAAATATGATTCCTTGATTGTCTCCAATTTTCTAGTAAACTCTTCCAAACTTGTAAACTCAATACTCTCTGCGAGTGATTTCATTTTTTCAATTTGGGTCTGCGTAGTTAGGCCTTCACAAGCTGCGTAAATAGCCTCTTTTTTGTTGTGTTCGTTTAATTCTTGCTTTAGTTGAACTGATGCTTTGATTTGTTCGTTCAATTCAGATTCCAACTCATCAACTTTAGTAGACAAATGTTCAACAACATCTACCTTGTCTTCTGGAATATTGATGTAGTGTTCTTTGAATAAGTTATGCAAACCGGAAACAAAGTTCTCGATAACGTTGGCTCTCAAACCTTCACTGATTGCAACTTCATTCTCTTGAACCCATTCTTCAACCATATAGTTCAAGTATGTGTCTAATTTTTCTGCCAAGTCTTCTTTAACTTGTTCAACGGCTTCATTGAACTGTTCTGCTAATTCTTCTTCTGCAGCAATGATGACTTCTTCTGCACGTGCTAAAACTGCAGCTTCAAAAATTGTTGATGCTTTCTCAACGAATTCTTCTGAAAGATTTTCACCAGACAACAATGCATCCATGTCTTCTTTCATTCTTTCTTTCATTTTGTCTTGCATCATCTTTTTCTTAGACATTTTGTCTTTCATCATCATTTTTTCTTCTTCAGTCAAAGTATCTTCATCGTCATACTCTGTTTCTTCATAGTGCTGGAATGTAGCACCTTTGTTCATTTGCATCATTTGTGGTGCCAATTTACCTGGCTTACGGTCACGAATTGAATCGTAATCGGTTGCATCTGATTTAGTTGGAGTCATAATATCTTTACGACCCATTGTTTCTTGTGGTTGGCCTTGTGGCTTAGTAGCGCCAACGCCATCGTGTTCTGCACCAACAGGTGGTGTTGCACCAGGTGGTGTTGCTTGTGGTGTACCTTTTAAGTAATCAGGCAAAGAGTCTGTTAGTGCTCTCTCTGGTGATTGTCCAATCATACCAGCATCTTTTTGGCCATATGCCACAGATGTATCTAGTTTATTGCTTCCTACTTCTCCCTTAGGATGTTTGTCTGAGCCACGCATACCTTGCTTTGCTTTGATATTTGCTTCAAAGTTAGACTTTGAATCTTCACTCAAAATTGCATTAGCGGCTTCTGATAGATTAAATTTTCCCATTTTGAAAATCTCCTTGATTTGGTATTGGATATTTATATTTAAAGTTTTTTCATGAAGTTTTCGAATATGCGTAAACTGACTTGTTCAATTTCCTTTTGAGAAGCTCTCTTGATTTGTCCGATTGCTTGCTCTTGGTCAACTTCAGTCCATACACCTTCAACCAACATCCATTCTTTTCCTTCCATAATACCTTGAACAAAAGCTCCAGGTGCAGAAGGATCTGCTACTATATCTGCCGCTGTGGCTAGATAAAAATCAGGTTGTACAATGTTAACACCATTCTTGTTAACCAACGAACCCATGCCTCGTGAAGAAACTCCAAGTTGAGCACCACCCTCAATCAACTGACGAGCAATGTTTCCCATAGGAGTTTCCATAATTTTTGCTTTACCAATCCATTGTGTACCGTCTTCACGTAAATCCACAATCATGTGTGACACACGGTCTAGATTGATAGTTGGTGAATCAGGATGACCCAACTCACCAAAAGCTCTGTTTTTATTAATGTATTCTGTTGTATATCTGTGAACTTCATTTTTTAAAGTCTTGTACTCATACAAACGGCCGTTACGGTTTTTCTTTTCCGCAACCAGAAATGGACCTTCAATGTGTAAGTTCCTTTTTCCGTCTTTATCTTCTACGAGATAATTAACGGTTTCGAATATTTCTTTGATTAGTTTCATGGTGTTACACCGTATGGTCCGTAGTTGAATGCTGCTGGATCGTTGAATTGACCACGTTGATACATTTGGTTATTCTTACGTAAAGCTACAATTAATGTATATGAACTATTTGCAACTGCACCAGATGTATACACGCCAATATCACCATTACCAATACTTGCTGCACCTAATGCTGTATTACCAGAATTATTTAAAATAGATGGAATTTGTTCACCAAGACCAAATTCACCTTGCATGTTTAGATGGAAAATAGTTGCAGAGTTGGCATACTGAGCCGCCGCAGTTGCACCGCCACCGTTCCAAAAAATTTCTACAGCACCAACAGAAGATGTTGGAAAGTTAACATAGTATTTTAAACCTGTTAATTGTATGTCGTAACGACTTAGAGCTGTGTTTGCAGCACCACCTTGACTGTTTGCAACAAGGTATCCATTTGTTGCAAGAGCACCAGCAAAACTATTAGCTGCAATACGTGCGTTGTTAGATTCTTGTCCGCTACCATCAAAGAATCCAGTCAACTTGATGATGGCTTCTGTTGAGGTATCTCTTAGTACCTGATATGTATACTTATTGGCCATTTATTATTCCAATTCTTCTTGTGGCTCTTGTTCTATTTGAGGTTCTTCCTCAGGAAAAAGATTCTGAGCAATTTCTATTTTTTTGTTTTGGATTTGTGCGGTAACTCTATCGTGAATTTCTGCGTAAAGTGCATCACGCATCTCTTTAGCGTTATCGTCAAATGCATAATCAATAATTTGTCTTGTTGTCATTTTATTCTCCAAAAATCGGTTTACCTATTTATATTATTCATCGTCCGTTTGGTCTGCAGGATTCATTGGCTGTTGTGGAACTTGAGATAACATAGCTTGTTGTGCTACATCATTAGTAACTCCCACAGGTAAACCTAAACCAGCTTCTTTTTCTTCATCAATTTCTTCTTGCATTTCTTTGATTTGGTCATCAGTTAAACGCAACACATTACGTTGAATCCATGCTTGTGAAAAGTAACGACCAGTATATGGATCGATGTCACCCAACAAGGTTAGACGTTCTCTCATCAACTCAGCATCTTTTAATTCAGTAAAGTTATTATCTTTAATGAAGTCATAAGAAATGTGTTCTTTAAACTCATTCCATTCTTCAGCAGTACAAATACCTTTAAGTACACATTGTGCTCTCAAAGCTTGGTCAAATACATCAGCAAACTTGTTACGAAGTCTGTCTACGAATTTACTGAACTTTAATTCGTCACGAGTAACTTCAGATACACGGCCAAGAGAGAAACCTTGATTAGGTTCCAAACGAGAGATAGGTACATTTAAAGATTTATATAATTTTCTTTCAAAGTACTTAACATCTTCCAACTCACCTAAGTTTTGACCACCAGGCAATGTAGTAATTTCTGTACCTTTACCGCCTTCTCTACGTGGTAACCAGAAGTCCTCCATCATAGACAAGAATTTACGGTCATCACGGACTTCACCTGTGTTGGCATCATATACCAACTTGTTCTTATACTTGACCATAATGTCACGTAGGTACTGTTCAGCCTTTAGTTTAGGCAAGTTACCAACGTCAATATAAAAAATCCTACGTTCTGGTGCACGAGAGATACGATAGATAACTGTTGCATCTTCAATCATACGCAATTGATTCAAAGG